TTTGCATCAGTCTATCAAATTCTTTTAATAACGCAGGTAATAAATCTGGATTTAATAAATTAATTTGTCTGATTTTATCTTGTTCTCTTTCTTCATACTCTCTATTTGTTATTGCAGTTGCACCTGATATATCACTACTAACTTGTATCAAATGTGAGTAATCTGCTGGACCTTGAGGTGTTAACACACCACTGTCTTTTGTTATCTCGTAATGATGAGTAGCATTTGGAAATTGATACTTATCTTCTAGATATAATTCAAATGTTATTTGGTCCATAGGCCATCCAGTGTATCTATCTGTAATATTATTTGTCATTAATATTACCCAATGATATGCTGTACTTCTAAAATGATAAAAAGATACGTCTTCTGGTGTATCTCCTGATGGTACAGTGTATTTGTCGTACAAAAAAGTATCATCATTTATACCCGATTTTACTTTTATTCTAGTGAGTAAATCTGTAACGTATTTGTAATTACCGTCACCTTTGATATCATAAATTCCTTTTTCAAATGCATTAAAAAACATATTAGTACCCTTGTGCTATCATTTCTTTTGTCATAATTTCTAATTCTGTAAATGTTAATTCCATGGTCGTTGCTACGGGTGGAGCACCCTCACTATCTGGGTAGAATGTATGAAATTTACTATCAGGAGCATATTCTACTTTACAACCTGTTAACATGCAACGACTAATATTTGGTATGTAATTGTTTTTATTTTCTCTATATGCATAAGTTATTTGAAACTCTGATGGTGTGTACATTTTGTCCGAAGTTGTTGTTGGAGACATATAATATTTAAAAGTTTTTATTATATTATGCATCATACTCATCTCTTCTGCATTTTTAGGTATAAGGTCGAATGTAAAAGTAAATTCTCTAAAAGGAACACTTTTAAATGCATTTTCTACATTTGGATTATAAACAAAACCAGATGCCATGGTTTCTAACAACTCTGCTGAAGGTGATATAGTACCTATTAATTGTCTGATAAACCTACCTGCACCTTCGGCGCCTAATTCTTTTAAATCTTCTAATTTGGCGTCTCCTGCAAATGCTGATTTTAAAAAATCTGCTATATTTTTTGTCATTCCTGTTTTTGATATACCCGTTGTTTCTATTTTATAATCAAATGTGTGATTTTGATTTGGCATACCTAAAACTATAGTGCTTATTATGGTCGCAACTTCATCTCTTTTGGATCTTTCACCCGAATACATATTATTTACTACTCTATTACCTAAAATGTTTTGAGTATCCAACGTAGCATAATTAAAATCTGCTGTATATAAATTTCTAATATTTTCTGTCTTTGTTGCACGATTTTTTGCTTCACCTACTATAGTAGGATTTACGTCAGGTCTTAAACTTTCTGCTGTAACGTGATTTACTGTTGAACCACTAAATTCATGTCCCTTATGGTCAATGACATCAAATATTATATAATGTCCATCACCCATGTTGCTAACTTCTTGAGGAAAATGTAAATGTGTATATGCAAATGGATTGTTTTGTTTACCCATATGTGCTTTTTCGGCAAGAGCATCAAAATTATATGGAGATTTTGACACTAATGATTTAATTTGCTTTGAAAAATGGTCACTACCTCTTGCTGAATATTCTCCACCTAGAATACCACCTATATTTCTACTTGAACCTTCTTGTAGAATATTAATAGCATCTATCGCCCTTGTAAATCCAGAAGGTATTCTTCCTACAACTGATTGAATACCTCTGTCAATAAATCCATTTACAGAACCCGTAACTTTATTGACAAGACCATTAATTTTACCCATAGCAAAACTAGTCGCCATACCTTTTGCTGAATTCATCAAGTTAGCACCTAATGAACTCATAGATGGCATTGCTATAGTAGGTGTTATGATACTTGTAATTTTAGGAACAAAACTTGCCATGGCGTTACCTGCGTATGATGTAACCGCCGACATTGCACTACTTAGAAACCCAAATGGCATATATTTTCTCCTAGATAAATAATTCTTTTAATACTATTTATACGGTAAAATGAAGAGTTATAAAGGATTATATCGCCCTACAAATCCAAAGAAATATGTAGGAGACACAAAACAAATAGTGTATCGTTCTAATCTTGAACGAAAGTTCATGCTCTATTGTGATAGGAACGATAATGTAACACAGTGGGCAAGTGAAGAGTTATCGATACCTTATCGTTCACCATTAGATAATAGAATACACCGATACTTTCCAGACTTTCTTGTGCGAACTGATAAAGGTAAGAAATTTTGTATAGAGATAAAACCTTATCGTCAGTGTATGAAACCAAAAACTCCTAAACGTAAGACAAAATATCATATTCGTGAAAATATGGAGTATGCAAAGAATATTGCTAAATGGGAATCTGCTAAAAAATATTGTGCTAATAACAATATGGAGTTTAAGATTATTACCGAGAAAGATTTAGGTTCTTATTAATTGGTGGTTCTGAGCAGATATGGTAGTGCTTTCTGTATAATTTCACCATTAAGAACACCTCTTTTACCACCTACAGCATTAGTGGTGTTAGAATTATTTATATTGTTAATAGCAGTTGCGTTTGTCTGCATCTGACTTTTCATAGGTGCCATTTTTTCTACTAATTCATTTCTTTTCATAGTTAGTCTTTCAAGATTTTCTAAACCTTTTTGTGCAAATTCATCTCTCTTTTTTTGAAAACCCGTCATGGGTTGATATGAACCTCTTTTTAATTGGTCTTGAAGATTTTTCTCATTCAATTTCTTTACTTTCTCAATACTAAGTTCTGTAGTTTTTAAACTAAACTCATCACCCTTCATTGATTGCCTAATTTTCAAATTTTCACTTATAAGTTCTTTTTTAGTTCGACTAGCAATATTTTTTACTATAACTTCTTCAGATTCAGTACCCTTATATTCTTCTAATAAATCTTTTCTACCTTCTTCAGTTTTCATCTGTTTTTCTATTTCTCTTTTTTTCTTATTTGCTAATTGGTTCTTATCGTACTGACTCATATCTGGATTTTCTTTTTCTATCTGTGTTTTTGCCATTTCCTTTAACGCACCATCATCAATACCATCACCAAAAGTAGCACCAAAACCTTCACCTTTTTTAATACCTGTGTCTACTCCACCAGGTGTTGTGATAGTTTCTGGTTCTTTTTGAAAGTTTGTACCAAATATCATATCAATAAAACCGAGTATTTTGTTTTTAAAGAGAAGAAACACACCTATGAGAGGTACTAATGTAAATAATAATAAGGGTAACATCATAGAAATTTTACTAAAAATACCTGCTACTTTACCAACCGCTCCTCCTAACTTTCCAAATATACCAGTTCTTTTCTTTTCATCTATTCCTTCTTTTTTGCTTTTTTTACCTTGCACTTCCGTTTGTTCTTTTGTTATTTCAGTCTGTTTTTTTGTTGCACTCATTTGTTCTTTTGTAAACAAAGTCATTTGTTCGGTAGCATCATTAGTTTTTTCTACTGATTTAAACAATCGTTTAATTCTTTTACCTGCTATGAGAAGACCTGCACCAAACGCCTTCATTATTGGTATGAATATTTTTAGTGGTTTAAATAGAGTAAGTATAGGTTCTAATGCTGATTGTATACTAGATGTTATCAACTGAAAACCAGTTTTGATGGGTTCGGGTGTGAGACCATCTAAAAAATTTGCTATCCCTTCTCTTGTTTTTGGTTTAAAATCTCTTAGGGCATCTAAAGCATCATCTAGGATATTGAACCTAAAAATAGTGTCTTGAAACTTTTTCTGTTCTTTAATACCTAAATCCTTAATCTCTCGTATTTGCAATCTTTTTTCTTCAATTTCATCAAATTTTGCCGCTATTTGTTCTCCTGATAATTTTTTTTGCTTTCTTCTTAATTCATCTTCTATATTTTCTATCTGATCTCTGAGTTTTTTCATTACATCTTGTTGGTCTCTTATTTCACTTTTTTTTAATACCCTTAGTTCATTATTTTCATCTATTCTGGTTGCTATATTTTCTCTAGCAAGAATAGATTGTTTTCTTTCTGCATTATTTCTTTCTTTACTATATTTGTTAAAATTTTTAATAAACTGTGAATTAGCACTATCTGTAGCATCAATATAATCTGTTATGCTCTTACCACTTGCAATTAGTTTATCATTAAATTTTTTAAATGCTCCACTCAAATCATTTTCAGTTAAAATTTTATCAATATCAGTTTTAAACTTCATCGCCTCTTCTGTTGATTTTAATGTACCTTTAGCAGTTTTTTTACCTGGTGTAGGTAAATTATCTTTAAAGTATGATGCTATACTCTTTAATACATCTACTTTACCTTCTTCTACCTGTTGTTTTGTAGTTGCATTTATTTGATTCATTTGACTTGGTTTTATATTATCTACCATAATTATTTCCTAGACATATATGCTTGTGCCCCAAAGTAGAAACCTACTATAGATGCTTGTGCAATGTAAAATAACCCTAATAAATCTGCAAGTGCCTCAACTCTTTTATCTGACATTATAGGAGTAAATAATATAATAGTGAATACTATCATACTAGTAATAGCAATCCAACTCATTCTACGTTGTGCGTCTGCTTTTTCTTCTCTTAACTCAAGTTCTACTTCTTCTTGAGTTCTTTTTAATGCTTTTTTATCTTCTCCCATTTATCTAGACCTCTCCATCTTTTGATTTTGTTCTTCTATTCTTTTGTTTTCTTCCTCTATATGTTGATTAAGTAACGTGAGATAGATATCTCTCTCCCACGGTATCATTGACTCAATTTCTGTCAATGAATATTTATGAAGTTGCATCAAGTTAAAATTTAATTTATAATATGCTTCTAAAGAATTATGGGAGAAGCATACTAAAAAAAATTACTGATACCTCTCAATGTAACATTACTAACTTTGTTTGTATTAGGGTTAGTAAATTCAATCTCATGTGTAATGCTTGGCATAGTTTTAAAAAACTCTGATATTTTTTCAAACTGGTCTTGATTTAAATTGTCTAAGAAATTTTTTAAATCTTCGTGTGTATATTCACCTGCTTTATAGATAGTATCTCCTTCAAAGATGTGGTCGATACATGATATAACTAAATCAAACATTTTAGCAATATCTTCGACATCATCTAGACCCATAGATGCTAATTTATAAGTAGGATATGCAAATACAACTCCTAATTTCTTCTCTCCATCTAATATAATTTTATTAGTGTGTTTATTATCAATAACAACTTCTATTTTTGATAAGTCTACTTCAACAGGTACAACTGTTGTTTTATCATCTTGAGCAACTAATCTCAAAGTTGCTTTTTCACCTACTGATTTTGCTCTTATTTTCAATAATAAATATTCTATATCAAATAACGGTAATGATTCTAATTCTAACTTATTAAAAGTACAATTTTGTATCATTTGCAAAGTTGCTGATGACATTTCCTCTGATTTATCAGTTTCTTTTGCAATTAATAATAGTTTTTCTTCTTTTACTAAAAAAGGTCTATATGATATCTTTGCACCTGTAGACGGTAGTGTCAATTCATATCTTGGTGTATCCAAATTAGGTAACTTCATTATCTAACTCCAATGTTATAATATTAATATATTCCAGTAGGAACTTTAAATGGTTCTGATACTCTACCACCTGTAATTATTCCTATTGGTGTTCGTCTTACTAATTCTTCAGTAACTTGTCTTGCTGGTCTTCTTAATATAGGTGGTAATTTTTGCATTATACCGGTGATAAATCCACCACCTTGTTTTTCTACAACAGTATATTTATTTGCAGTATCTTTACCACCTCTACCGTGTACTTTACCCATATTATCTATCGTATAATTTGACCATTGTCTATATGAAAATGTTACATCAATTGTACATATCTGATTTTTACCTGTTTCAAAACCTAATTCAACTGTACCCACACTTGTAGGGTAACATTCCTCTATACAGACTGCGTGTGCTATATCATCACCACTTTGATTTTCTGTAAAACTACCTAATTGAAATATCTCTATCTCACCAACATAGTTATCATAGTAATCATAATTGTATGATTGATTATTATATGCAGATTGTTGCCATAATTCAAAAAAGTTTCTTTCTACCATCATTTTGTCACAATAAAATGTTGCAGTAAAGTCTGAATATGTTACATCTGACACTATATTTCTTGTTGGACCTGCACCTGTCTTATAGTCTGTTGTACCCATTTTTCTATCTGGTAACGTAATTTTACTACAAAATGCTTGTACATCTCTTGCAATGGTATTTGTTTCGAATTTGTAATTAGGAAAACCATCAAATTCATCTATAGTTCCTAATTGACCAGCAGATGCTCTCATCGCCTTAGGTGGTCGTATGTTTATGTAAAATCTATTTGGTCTGCTAAATCCTTCTGCTTTATTTGTTTTTGCTAGGAATTGTCCTAATACAGAATTAGGGTTTACACCAGGTTTACCACCATTCTGTTTTAATCTCGGGTCTCTTGTTACATTTTCTAGTGATTTATCTCTTGTTATATTGATACCTACATCAATACCAGCAATTTTACCACCTATTTTTATTATTCCCATTAATTATCCTTACTTAACATCTCTCTATTGTTCATATGCAACTCATCAATGTCATATTTACTTTGACCACGATAAGGAACTGCATGATAACTTTCTATCATATGTGTATTTATATTCTTTTCATCAATAATTATTTCACCTAATATTCTACCAAACTTACCCTTCTCTTCTTTGTGTGTTCGCAATATAATAGGTTTATCTGTCTTTAAACAGTTTGTTAGAAACTTCTTTGCTAATAAACCATATTTCTTCTCTTCTAAATCTCTTGTCCTACTTTCAGGTGTGTCTATACCGTATAGTCTAATTCTAGCACTATGTAATATGTCAAATCCTAAATCAATTATAGCATCAATGGTATCACCATCTACTATCTTTGTAATCTCTTTTATTCTATACTCATACATTATTTTATCCTTAATACTTTATGCACAAACCATTTGACTGCTCTTTTTATTCTATCTATAAAATAGACATTGACAACGTGTTTAATAAGTCTAACAATAATTAAAATAGGTGATGTTAAAACATCTGCTAACAATATGATAGCATCTACAGTTATATCTATAACATTGTCTGTGGTGCAAAGTTTGTTATACCTATCTCTGATACGTTGTCGAAAACTCATAACATTCCTCGACTGTCTGTATAAACCCTTCTTACACTTTCTTTAGCAAATTGTGCCACTGGTAGCATAACTGCAATTGCTGATTCGTTTGCATCTATTCTTAAAAAGTTTGACCTTGCTTGTTTATACAAATATTTCTTTATTGTTGGTTTTGTGTATTTGTTTTTTTTTAATTGGTCATACGATACATCAAGTCGTGTTCTTTTATTAATAATTTTGCTTGATGCATATGCTTGTAAAGATTCTAAAAATCTTAATCTTAATGCTGGAGGTAAGTAATGAAAGTTTACTCCTATAAATCCACCAGGTATCACATCTAAGGGTAATACTAAAGGAAACATATCGTAATACGGTAATTTATCTTTTGTTTTAGGGTCATAGATAAACATACTTAATCTACCTGCACTAGGTCTATTTAAAAGTCTACCTGAACGCAATAAATTACCAGCAGTAATTCTGTCTGTAAGACTTGCTATTTGATTTCTATACCAAGATTGTGACTTCATAGAGTCACCTTGTTTTTTAGTGATTGGGTCTAATATACTTACCATAACATATATTTATATAAAAAAAGGGAAGTGTTCCCACTTCCCTTCTAAAGTTTCGAAGTACGAGAGAGATTAATCTTCGTCTGCTAACTTACTAAAATATGACATAGTATCGTCTTCACCTTCACTAGCATTAGAAGTTTTAACTTCTTCAACTTTTGCTACAACATCAGTCTTAGGTGGGAGGTCTGTTTGACTAACGTCAGTAGCACTTCTCGAACCCATAATTGTCCTATTCAGTTTCTCTTTGAGTTCATCATAGGATTTAAAATTACTAGGGTCAGAGAATTCTTTTAGAGGATATTGTTTCTGCCATATTGCTTTTATCTTTGCGTCATCTTCAGCAACAGGTGTCACACCCTCAAATTCTGATTTATCATAGTTCCAATAACCATCAACTTTTCTAATCTTCAGTTTAAAGTTTGCACCTTTCCAGAAGTCAAAAGGGTTGATTGGTGATTCATCTTCAAATTGTGGTTTCATTGCTTCTGTAATCTTATCAAATATCTTTTTACCGAATTTGTATAAGAACACTTTACCCTCGTTCTCTGGTCTTTTAGGGTCACTCACAACATAGACATTTGCGTAGTATGATAACTTTCTTTTTCTCTTTCTTGCAATCTCTTTATCAGAATCTACACCAGTATTCCAGAGTCTTGAGTTCTCTTCTGAAACAGGATCTTTTTGATTAAGAGTTGTAAGAGAGTTTTCGATAAACCAACCACCAGGTCCTTGAAATGCATGTGACCATAATCTAACCCATGGCATATCTTCACCTTCAGATGCAGGTAAAAATCTTAATACTGCATAACCATTACCTGATTTATCGAGTTCTGGTTTCCACAGTCTATCGTCTTGATATTTACTCTTATCACCTTTATTATCTTCTGTGTTTAGTTTTTCGTCTAATGCTTTGGTTAAAGCATCAAAGTTACTAGATGATTGTTTTAATGTTTCGAAATCCATATATTCTCCTTATATTATTATATTCGTGTTACCTATATTATCGGTATCATTACTATTTATACGATTCATAATGTGTACTACTATATCAAAATTACCACTTATTGTCAATGCTCCTTTGTAATTGTTCATATGTAATATACACTAAATTTTTATGACCTCTTAATTCTGGTTGTAGTCTATTTACTCTACAATTGTTATCAATAGGTTCTCTGTTTACTTTGTAAAATGCTATATCGGGATTTTCTTTTATAAGTGCGTTTAATTGTATCAACCAATTATTTGACGGTGTTTCTTTATGTGATACACCACCGTAATTAGGTGTACCTTTGTACATATTATTGATTAAATGTGTCTTACTATTTAAATCGTGTCCTATTAAATAAACTTGTTGTGGTTCTTCGTTCTTTATAGCAAACCATATAGCAGTACAACCTGCCGCCCAACCTAAATCTTGACCACCTTGTTCTTTTTTAATACTCTTGACTTTATCATTTTCAACCCATGTTACTTTTGCTTTGAATGATTCTTGATACTGTTTTAATTTTGCTGGATTCTTTTTAACTTGTTTTGCAAACTGATATAGTGCAGGTCCACCCATAGCAAACTTAGTGCTATTACCTTTTTTATTTACTGTCAATAAATTTAGACTTTTTATAAAATCAATCATCTCTTTATCTTCAGTACCATAAACTGTTAGGTTGAAAATACTTTCATCATGTAAGTGCCAATTTCTAAAGTAACACTCGTTATTGTATGCATATCCACTATGATATATTTCGTGTATGATACCTTGGTCAACTGCAATCAATACGTCAGGTGTATAATCTCGATATAGAGCATTACACCCATATATTTTGCCATGAGGTTTTAGTGTGTCTAAATTAACGCCCTTTCTACTCTCACCATTACCTATACAAAATACTCTTTTCATTCATTCTCTAACAAATATTTACTACTAACAGGAAACTGGTCTTTCATATGATGTGCTATATCTCTTGTAACTTCAGTTGTTTCTTGTTGAGCATCTGGTTTATTTCTTAAATTACACACTCTAGCAAAAGCATATAATGTGCCTGACCATATCCACTCTGTCATCATACATTGAGGTAATATCATTCTTGCTAACTCTGGTGCAATATTACTATCTAACATATCTTGATACATCTCTTTTGATTTCTTAATCAAAGGTGTGATATCATATTCTACCTCTTTATCTGTAGAACCTTGTTTTTTGTTTTCATGTTTTTCTCTCCATAAAAATGGTACATAAAACTCTGGGTCTGTGTCAATATATCTACGACTTACTTCGTTCCACACTAATCCTACTTGATGTTTAACTAACTGTCTTGCAACAAAAATAGGTGCTTTTATTCTAAATTGTAATGAACCGTGACCAAAAGGTGACCAATGATTATGATTTGCTAGGTACTTAATTAATTTCTCATCATTATCTTGCATTGTTTCATGTTCTTTTGCAAATGAAACTCTTGCAGAATTAACAACAGATAAATCAGAACCCATTTTATCCATCAATGTGACTTGTGTCATATAGGTAACTTTCCCACTTTTGGTAAGAAGTTTAAATCTCTTGCTTCTGATTCTATCTTTTCTTTTAAAACTTTTGATATAAATTTACCTACAGTTTCTATCTCTATATCATTTTCTTCACAATAAAAAACAACTGCGTCCATATATGACATATCTCGTTTCTGTCTTTTAATTTTTTCTACTTCACTATAAAATTTAACACTATTCATGGGATTTTATTCTCTTCCAGGTTAAGTTGCAATATGCACATTGTTTTGTTTCACCAACCTTGAGATGATAATAAACCGTAGGGTGACTATCATCTTGACCTGAACACTCTACTTTTGCCCAATCAATCTCAATGACATGGTTGTAGTGATTTCCAAAACTATCTTTTGACATACTATTTTATAACACCTTTTTTTAAATTTGTCAATGTTGTATTTAACACATCATAATATTCATCAGTTGCATTTAAAGGTGCTATTAGATGATATGGTTTTTCTCGTTTAGTGCTAAAAATAATACCAGTATTTGCTTGTATTT